AATTTTTATTTGGCGATAATAAAACATTTAATGATATAAACAATTTGGAGAAACTAATTAAATTAGTGAAGAGTAACGATTTTCGTTATAAAAACAAAAGAACTGAAATATTAGACGACTTTAAAAAAGAATTAAATAGATTGAAAATACAGTTATGAGAAAAGCCCAAGGAAAAAGTAATCTTGCAATTGTTAAAGATTATGTAGAAGGTAACCGTCCATTTATTCAAGTTGGTTATGATTCAAATTTAAATAATAGTAACAGAAAAGAAGGTGAAGAGTGGGAAGATGCTCAAGGTAATAAATGGATATGGAAAAATGGAACTAAAAGAAAAGTATCAAAAACTGCAAGAATAGAATATGAAAGAAAATGTAATATTTGTAATGCTGATATGAAATTTGGTAATTATCTTGATGAAAGATTTTTTCCAAAAACAGGCAAATGTTATGATTGTGCAATAACATTTGACAGCAAGATTAAATATTTAGGAAAGTTTGAAGAATACGAACGATACAAATTTTATAATAATGTATTATCTGAAATGAGAGATTTTAAAAAGAATATTTCAGATAGTATTGAATATTTGGAAAAGAATCCAAATCAAAAAGTTCAATTTTTTAATGATGATGGTAGTCAAGAATTTTGGACAGATGATACTAACAATGTAGAAAAAGTATTAACTGATTTGAAAAAGGATTTGGAAGATGTTAATTATAATATTAACAAAGCAAATGAAGAATTGTCAAAGTTAAAACACATACCTGATGTAGAAGAAGAAGCCAGAAAACTTACTCTTGAAAAGTTAAATAAAACTAAATGAGTACACCGAAAACATTAAAAGAAGTAATTAAAGAGGAATATAAGAAATGTCTTGTAGACCCTATATACTTCATGAAAAAGTATGTTAAAATACAACATCCTATTCGTGGTACTGTTAGTTTTGATCTTTATCAATTTCAAGAAAAAGCATTAACTGATTTGGTTAATAATGATTTCAATATTATCTTGAAATCAAGACAAATGGGTATTAGTACATTAACCGCAGCATATAGTTTGTGGTTAATGGTATTTCATAAAGATAAAAATATTCTTTGTATCAGTATTAATCAAGAAACATCTAAAGAAATTGTTACCCGTGTTAGATTTGCTAATGATAATCTTCCATCTTGGTTAAAAGTAAAAGAACAAGAAGATAATAGATTGAGTTTGAGATTGACAAATGGTTCTCAAATCAAAGCTGTATCTTCTGCTGGTACATCAGGTCGTTCTTCTGCACTATCATTGTTAATTATTGACGAAGCAGCATTTATTGATAATATTGAAGAAATCTGGTTATCTTCACAATATACATTAAGTACTGGTGGTAGAGCAATTATATTAAGTACACCAAATGGTGTTGGTAATTTCTTTCATCAAACATGGGTAAAAGCAGAAGCCAAGGAGAACAAGTTTAATACAATTAAATTACCTTGGTATTTACATCCAGAAAGAGACCAATCTTGGAGAGATAAACAAACGGAATTATCTGGTGTTAAAGGTGCTGCTCAAGAATGTGATTGTGATTTTGCTACGACTGGTAATGGTATAGTAGATACTGCTACAATTGATTTTTATAAGGAAAGTAAAGCTAAAGACCCTGTAGAAATGAGGGGTATAGATCATGGATATTGGATTTGGGAGTATCCTGATTATAGTAGAAATTATATTGTTTCAGCTGACGTTGCAAGAGGTGATGGAGCAGATTATAGTGCATTTCAAGTGATTGATGTTGAATCAATGACTCAAGTTGCTGAATATAAAGGTCAATTGGGTACAAAAGATTATGGTAATTTTCTCGTAAGTGTAGCTACAGATTATAATAATGCTTTATTGATTATAGAAAATGCAAATATAGGATGGGCAGTATTACAACAAGTTATTGACCGTCAATATCCTAATACTTTTTATAGTAGTGCAGATTTACAATATGTTGATGTAGAAAGACAATTGACTAATAAAATTAATAGAGACGAAAAAAAGATGGTTCCTGGATTTACAAATAGTCAAAAAACAAGACCGTTGATTATTTCAAAATTAGAAACATATTTTAGAGAAAGAAGTGTAGAAGTAAGGTCAAAACGATTTTTAGATGAATTGTCAGTATTCGTATGGGATGGTAATAAAGTTGCAGCAATGAAAGGTTATAATGATGATTTAGTAATGTCTATGTGCATTGGTTTATGGGTAAGAGATACAGCATTAAAGTTAAGACAACAAAGTATGGATTTAAACAGGTCAATGTTAGGTGGTATAACAAGAATAGGTGGTACTCAAACAGTGTATAAAGCACAATCAGTTTCTAGTGCGGAAGCTTGGCAAATGACTACAGGCAAAATAACTGATAAAAAAGAATCTTTGACTTGGTTATTGTAACATATTTATATATATAAAATTATGGCTAATGAAGAATTTCAAATATTAAAACAAAAGTCTCTTTTTTCTAAATTAAAGAGATTGTTTTCCACTGATGCGGTAATTCGTAATATCGGTGGTAAAAAACTAAAAGTAGTAGATACCGATGAGGTAATGTATGCTACTGATAGAAATACCCTTAGAGACCGTTTTAATAGAATTAGAACATCATCCTATAATCAATACAGTAGAGACTTTACATTAAGTTATCAAGCATCTCGTATTGAATTATTTAGAGATTATGATACGATGGACATGGACCCAATTATTAGTTCTGCTTTAGACATTTATGCAGACGAATGTGTAACTAAGAATGAATTGGGGGAAATTTTAGTGATACATTCTTCAAATGATAACATTAAACAAATATTATATAATCTATTCTATGATATATTAAATATTGAGTTTAATATGTGGAGTTGGACTAGAAATCTAGTAAAATATGGTGATTTCTATTTAAAACTATATATTAGTCCAGAATACGGTGTTTATTTAGTAGAACCAATTAGTGCTTATAATGTCACCCGTGTAGAAAATAGTGACTTAACTAATAAGAATTATGTTAAGTTTCAAATTAACTTACCAGAAGGCGGTAAATTAGAAGAATTGGAAAACTATCAAGTAGCTCATTTTAGAATGATTAGTGATAGTAATTTTATTCCTTACGGTAAAAGTATAATTGAAGGTGGTAGAAGAGTATGGAAACAATTGAGTTTGATGGAAGACGCAATGTTAATTCATCGTGTAATGCGTGCTCCTGAAAAGAGAATATTTAAAGTAGATGTTGGTAATATTCCTCCTTCTGAAGTTGATCAATACATGCAAAGATTAATGGATAAAATGAAGAAGGTTCCATACATTGATGAAAGAACAGGTGATTACAATCTTCGTTTCAATCTTCAAAACATGGTTGAAGATTTTTATTTGCCAGTTCGTGGTGGTGATAGTGGTACTAGTATTGAACCATTGAGTGGTATGGAATTCAATGGTATTGATGATATTGAATATCTAAGAAATAAAATGTTAGCTGCTCTTAAGATACCAAAAGCATTTTTGGGATATGAAGAGGATTTGAGTGGTAAAGCTACACTAGCTTCAGAAGATGTAAGATTTGCAAAAACAGTAAATCGTGTACAAAGAATTCTTATTAGTGAATTAAATAAGATTGCAATGGTTCATTTATATGCACAAGGATATAAAGATGCATCTTTGGTTGATTTTAATTTAGAATTGACTAATCCATCCGTAATTTTTGAAAAAGAAAAGATTGCTATTTGGCAAGACAAAGTAAATCTATCAAAAGATATGATGGAAAACAAGTTGTTTAGCAAGACATGGATATATGAAAACATATTTAAAATTTCAGAAGAAGATGCTGATATCCAAAGAAATGAAATTGTTGAAGATGCTAAACAAAATTATAGATTTAAACAAATTGAAGAAGAAGGTATTGACCCAGCCAAACCATTTAATAAGATTAAATCAGAGGAAGGTGGCGGTGAAGGAGGAGAAGCTGGAGGCGAAGGTGAAGCTGGTGGTGCAGAAGCTGGTGGAGGTGAAACACCACCTGAAGCTGGAGGTGGCGGCGGTGCAGAAGCTGGTGGAGGTGAAGCTCCGCCACTTACAGAAAAGTCTTTTAGAGTATATAAAAGACCATCACAAAAAGGTTCACATAAAAAGAGAAAAGATATTACATTTGGTTACGATCCACTAGGTAGTAAAGAAAATACTTCTAAGTCTCAAACCGATCCATTGAGACAAGCATCAAAAACCAAATCTTCTCTTAGTTTAGAAGGATTAAATGACTTTTTGAAAAGTAGTTCTCAAGTTAAAAATGAATTGTTAAATGAGACTCGCAGTTTATCAATGTTAGATGAAAAAAATATCATTGAATAACCTGTAAATATACACTAAAAAATGATTTTACTATAAATTTACTATATTTATAAAATAACGAAGATTAAATTATATGCATAAGGCTAAGCATTCCAAGTTTAGAAACACAGGAATATTGTTTGAGTTGCTTACTAGACAAGTAACATCTGACATTTTATCAGGCAAAGACGAATCTTTTGCCAAAAATATTTTGTTTAAATATTTTGCGGAAAACAAAGAATTGGGTAAAGAATTGCAATTATACAACTTTTTAGTAAATGAAGTTGCTAAAGATGAAAATCAAGCAGAAAAATATATTGAAATTGTTCTAAAACAAAGAACAAAATTAAATGAAAAAACTTTAACTTCAGAAAAATATAATTTAATCAAAGAAATTAAAGATGTTTATCCTATTAGTGATTTATTCAAATCACCTATCAAAAATTATAGATTGTTAGCCTCAATTTATAAAGTATTTGAAAATCATACCAATCAAAAATCAAAGTTTGATGTAAAAGAAATTATTTCATCTAGAACTAGTATAGTTGAAAATTTATGTGGTGTTAAAAAACTCGTTAAGGAATCTGAAGATGATTTAATTTCTGTTTATAA